GTTTCCCAGTCACGATCTGGAGCGGCGCATTGTTGTACCATGCCGCCAGCGTGGTCGCATACGCGCCCAGCGTGTCGGGTTGAAACTTGCCTGATAGCTCTGCGACCTGTTCCCCCGTCTGCGCATCCAAAATCACGGCAGCGCTGTCATCTGATGTCGGGTTGCCCTCGGCGGTATCCACCCCACCGCAGTAGTACGCGCCTTTTTCGGGCAGTTTGTAAATCGTCATCCCTGCGATCAGCGGCGCACCTTCGGGCAGCGCATCAAAAGCGATAGGCGCACACTCTGCGTAACACCCCAACACCATTTCAGGGGGGAAGTATTTGTTGAGCGTCTTGGTGGCTAAGGCTTCGGCATCAGTGGCGGGATACTGCTCATATAAGCCGTCAAGCGAGCCTGTATCTGCCATGAAATCGCGCCGCTGGCGTTCATACCATGCCGCGTCGCGGTCTGGGCGGGCGTGCCATGCCAGAAACAAGGGCGTCCATTCATTTCTGCGCTCTTTTGCCGCACGGTAAATGCGCTTGAATTCACTATGCGGTTTGTCCTTGTCAGGGCGACCCAAGATAAACAACTGCCCCCCATTGTCTACGGTAGGCTTGGCAGAGCGCAACAGCGTACTGAAATTGGGCATGAGATCGGCTTCATCGATCACGACAAGCGTTGCGGTGTATGCATCCCCGCCCGTCGTCGGGAAGGCGCGCGCGACAGAGCCATTGCTGAGTTTAATCACATGGGCATTGTCGTTGTCTAAGGCGCGCGGCTGTAACCATGCGGGAAGTTTACTGAGCATGTCTTTAAGTCGCACCAGCATGTCCTTCGCTTCCTCATCGCGGCGCGAAAAGAGCAGCACCGATGCCACAGGGCAAAACAGCATTCGCCACAGGGCGTATGACAATGCCAGCGTGGTCATGCCGATCTGCCGCGCCTTGAGCGCGACAATCTGGCGCTGCGTGTGCATCAGGTGAAGGACTTCGCGCTGTGCATCCCATAGCCGAAAAGGAAACCAGTACCCAACCTGCGGGTCAAGAATCTGCACATACTCATTCACAAAGTACACAGGCGACAGCGCGCACTTCATCACTTCTTGCTGGTAATCGACTGCCTCACGAACTGCTGTGCCCATTGCGGGATTGTTCCTCATACTGGCGCACCTGTGCGATGAGCGCGGCGAACTGCTCTAAATGGACGCTGCCTGCTTCTGCTGTCCCATCGGGGGTGGTCTGCGCCACCTTCTGAATATCCAACCCCGTGAGTTTCATCAGTCGATCTAAGGTTTGCCCCGCGCCTGCCAGAAATGCGGGATTACCCGCACGTTCCTCTGTGGACTTGCGCACCTCGCTGGTTTTGCCATTCTGGGTACTGGATACCTTTTGCGCATCCACTTGGGGCGGTTGCTTGCTTTTGAGCCACGCCTCATACCACTGTTCCAGTTGGTACACCGCTTCATTGAACAGCGATGCCTTCCACACGCGCATTCGCTCGGCAGTTTCCGCTTTCCACTCGATTTCCAGTTCCTTCAGTGAACGGTTGACAGTGGCGGGGGAAATGCCAAGCTGCGCGGCGATCTGTTCCTGCGTTAGCCCGTCCATCAGGTACAGTTGGCTGATGCGCAGCTTGTCGCGCACGCGGCGCTTGGGGGTACGGCGCTGGCGGGGATGGCGTCCTTTAGCTTTACTCATAGGGTTTCTCAATGTCACGAACACTTGTGCTGATTGTAGCATAGAATTAAGATTGACAATAGAGGGTTAAAAACCACAATGAATTCTAAAGGCTATTTCATTGGATTTGAGGCTATAATAAGATATAATAGCTTTATATCTAGGCAAGGAAACAGCAAAGGTAAAGACCATGACAATCTATACACGGTTCGGCAGTCCAGTAACAATCATTAGTCAGGAACAAGATAATCAAAACACTTGGCTCAAGGTTCGTCTTGAGGATGGAACAATCCGCGAGTGGGCGGCTTATGAGTTTCGTGCCGATGGGGGATGGAAAGAAATTCAGGATGCGATTGATGCGCTAAAGCCAGCGACTATCGCACAAGTCGAACCCGCCGTTGGATCGCCCATGACAGTTGACGCGCACGGTAACGCACTGTGCGAGCGCTGCCATTCACAACACATTTTCTATGCTGATAGCGAACGGTTCTGCCAATCGTGCCTACTGGCAATTGAGAGTGAATATGATGCCAAGATTGCACGCGAGGAAGCGCAGGCGCTTTACAACTCCGATAGTGGCGTGGATGCAGATGATTATCGCACCCATATCGACACGTTTGCTCCTGAACTGTGCAGCGCCCCGGCGACGAAGGCGGCAGACTACAATGACTCTGAAACGCCTTTAATCCCCGCAATTGCTGAACTTGATCGCATCATCAAAGCCCATCATGAGCGCATGGATGCCTGTGAATATGGGTCGCACGAACATGATAGGCTTGGGTATTCAATGGTGCGCTGGCAGTTGCAACTAGAGCGCCGCAAGTCGAACTCAGAACTTGATGCCCTGCGCGCCGAAATCGAAAACTTACGACAAGATCGTGCTGTGGCATGGGAAGCATTACAGAAACTCGCAGAAGAAACCACGCCTCATCCCCTATATCCCATAGACCCCTACCATCATGGGTTTGGGACAGCGAGAAATGCGGCGCGGCAAATCGCGGAAGGCGGGTTGATTAAGTCAAATTACTATGTGCATAGTGTTTCTCCAAAGCAAGGAAACAGCGATGAATAAGCAATTCAAGATGGTCAACGGGCAAAAGGTGCGCGCAAAAATCGAATGGACGGATTTCACTTGGAATCCGATCAGCGGGTGCAAGCATGGGTGTTCGTGGGAAATGCCAGACGGCACAATCGCCAACTGCTACGCCGAAGACGTTGCTACAAAGGTAGCGCGCGATGCGTATCCACAAGGCTTTGAACACCACTACTGGAAACCTTCAATTTTAGATGAGCCGTTGAAACTCAAAACCCCTGCCAAAATCTTTTGCGGGTCAATGGCTGACGTATTCGGGCATTGGGTGCCAGCAGAACAGATCGAGGCGGTATTAGATGTTTGTCGCAGGGCGCATTGGCACACCTTCCAACTGCTGACCAAAAACCCTGTGCGCGTACAGCATTTCGATATTCCAGACAATGTGTGGATTGGGGCATCCACGCCCCCAACCTTCATGTGGGGCAAACGCTTGAGCATTGAGCAGCAGCGGCGCATGTTGGAGCGCACGTTTGAATCGCTGGCGAAAGTCAAGGCGAAAGTGCGCTGGATAAGCGCCGAACCGCTGGCATTTGATTTTTCTGACTTGTTTGAGAAACATCACGGCGTCATTCAGTGGGTCGTGATCGGCGCGGCATCGTCAGGACAAACGTATTTCCCACCACGCGAAAGCGATGTACGGGCGCTGCTGGAAGTGGCAGAGAAACACGGAATTGCCATTTTCTACAAGGGCAACATGAAAAGCCTTCCGATGACGTTGGAGAATTGGCGCGAGGAATATCCAAGTGTAAAAGGTGAACCGCTGGCAGTTAGTGCAAAACTTGCACAAGCTGAATGCACAACAGTGGACACAATTCCAATGCCTACTCCCTCAGTCGCGCAGGACAGTTTATCGGACAGTTTCGACACAGGCACGCTCTACGACCAACCGCAGCCTGCCCCGCTTCACTGTGTAATCTGTGACAGGGAAACATTGTCTACCAGCAACGATAAGCCCCTGTGCGTGTCCTGTACTGAACGCATTGAGGCATACCAATCGCGGGTACAGACGCGACTAGAACGGATGCAGGCAGCAGCAGGGGCAGCGCGTGCCGACGCCACACGCGACCTGCGCCGCGCTGAACAGATGGCGGCGATCATCCCGTTCGGACAGCCTATCCTGAAGGGGCATCACAGCGAGAAGTGGGATACCAACTACCGCAACCGCATTCACAAAACATGGCGGCGCGGTTTCGAGAAATTGGAACGCGCTGAACAATTAGACCGCCGCGCTGTGAGTGCAGAAGCAAACGACGCCATCTCGTCAGATGACCCTGAAGCAGTCTTGAAGTTGCAAGCCAAGATTGAAGCAGCAGAGGCAAAGCAAGCGCACATGAAACGCGCCAATGCCGAAATCCGCAAGGTGATGAAACTTAGTGAAGACCAACGCGCGGCAGCACTGGCAAAGGCGCTCAACATCAGTGAGCAAGTTGCCTCTCAACTGCTCACTGGTGATGTCTTGGGCGACACAGGCTATCCTGCCTACAAACTCACCAATAACAATGCCAACATTCGGCGCATGAAAGAACGCCTTGTCGAGTTACAGGCGAAAGCCAAACAAGTGGTAACGCGACCCGAAACAGAAACACATGGGCAGATTGAGCTTGTGCGCAGCGCAGATGATAACCGCATTCGTTTGAAGTTTCCTGGCAAACCTGACCCAGAAACCATTGCGCTGCTCAAGCGTCATGGATTTATTTGGAGTGGGTTCAATGGCGCATGGCAGCGTCAATTAAACAACGCAGGCGAATGGGCAGCAAAACAGGTATTGGCGCAACTTGCGATCACTGCCCAACCGCAACCGCCCTACCCTCTCGGAAGCCGAACGCGCGGCGAAAAAGTCCAGCGGCAAAGGTGTGGACCGCGCGGCAAGTGAAGCGCGCAAGGCTCGCTTGGCTGAACTGCGTAAGCGGTTGGTGGACTTGCACGGCATTGACCTTGACGGGGAGGACGACTCGGAAGCCTAACATCTAGCGGGGCTAGGGGGTTGGTGAGTAAGACCGCCCCCTAGCGGTGAAACAACATCCTGTCCGAATGTGTTCTGTGAAGGATTATACCATGAATGATGTAACGATTTGCCTGAACTGCGGGGACGATGTGTTTGAGGATGCGTGCTGTGAAATTTGCGGCTGCTGTCAAGCGTGCTGCGCTTGCACGCGCCCTGATGTGGAAGTGGAACTGTGCCCTGATTGTGACGAACTCTATCCCGTTGTGGCGATGATCGGGGGCTTGTGCCCTGATTGCCACGAACGGGAGCGCAAGCGGTCGTGGCGGCGGTTTCTGAGACTGTAGCAAAGCAAGGGGCATGGGCAACCATGCCCCACTATAATAGAGCCAAATGGCAGAAAGTGAATGAGCATGACCAACGATAACTGGGAACAAAACGCGAAAGACTTGGCACAGGCGAGAGATCGGTTGTACAAGGAACTGGAACGTTTGCGGGAAGAAAACACCCTCATGCGTGCCTTGCTTTCGGAGATTGCCCAAAATGCCCCCGACGATGAACCCACATCGCTAACCCCAAAAACACTCCCCACTGCATGGGCGTTCTGGGTAGCAGGGCAAAGGCAAGAGCGTTGGGGAAGCGACTATCCAAGTAAGGTGCAACCCTTAAGATTGCGCCCATTTGTGCTATACGCCTCAACGCTTCAAATAGCACAAATGGGCTACGCATAAAACCGCGTATACGGCGATTTGAGGAGCAAGGCGTAGGGTCTGGCAAAGGACGGAAAGAAAAAACGCACACAGCGCCCCACACGGGCAAATCGCGGGAGCAGTTTTCACACAAACGACACGCCCGCGCGCAAGGCATTGTCCAAAATGGGGCACAATAAGCGTAGTATAAGTGACACAATCGACACGCAAGCAGCTTTTAATTGCATTTCAGGCTCAGATGTTCTATGATGTAGGTGCTAAATCATGCAGAAGGTAACAGGTGTGGCGAAACGACGATACATCCCCGTGGCAAAACGTGACTGGCTGACGGTGCGTATCCCTGCCCACGCGCGGATTGCCCAACAGCTTGACGCGATCAGGCGCGACCACCCGCGTCTTAGCACTACTTCCGCACAGGTGGCAGCGGCGGTCAATGCGTTGTACAAGCGCATCGGGCAAAGTGCGCTGACGGAAGCAGAGTACCAAATGGCAACTGAGGGATATGGGCGTGCCACTGCTGAAACCGACAAACGGCGCATCGTGTACGTGAAACAACCCACGCTCGACCAGTTGGCAGCGCTGGCAGACTACTTCGCACAGGTGCATCCCCAAACGCCCTACTTGCGCGGCGGGGACAATCGGTACGATCGTGACTGGGAAAC